TTACGTTTTCAACTTGATTCAAAGGAGGAAGACCCATCTTCTCGCGAATCTCATCCTGAGTCATATTCGCAGCGATAGTAGCTTCGCTAAACTCATAACTAATAGGCTCAATCGGTACGATAGTAATCTCAGAAGTAGCACCACGCAAAACAGCCAACTGATTAAATACACTCTCTAAGAACTGCTGCTTATCATTAGCATAAGTGTTCTTAAAAATCTCGTATCCATCTCTCATCTCTGTACGAGAACCCAAAGAACCTGGAGTAGAAATACCGAATAAAGAAGGAGTAGTAATCTGATGTCCTGCAAAAATGTTTTGCTGAATCATCTCATCTACTCGACCAAAATCTTCCTTAGTCAAATCACTCGCACCCAAATCCTCTACCACAGGCTTCTTAGCTGCATCTTGAACGAACGAAAGAATAAACTTCTTACCATCAGAACCGCTAAACCGCTCAGTAAATCTGCGTTCGATATTCCGCTTCTCATCAGGAGAAGGCTCTCCGTTAGGAAGTGTAATAAGTTTACTTGCAGAAAACCCTGTCTGAGCATTACCTAAAACGTGCTTACTTACTTCTACATCACTCTCGATATAATTCAATGCTCCCATATAAGATGGAAGAGCATACGTATCAAGTCCAGGTCGATATTCTTTAACGTAAAGAATCTGCTTACCTACTCGATTCTGAGTATTGAAAGCAGGGATAACTTTAGCCTCATCTTTTCTATCAGTCCAATCTTTATACCAAAACTGAGTATTGTCTTTATTAGAGCGAATTTTAGTGTAGTCGATATGACAAACCTCAGAAAGCATACCGCCTACCTTACTCCAAATAACCTCTAAGTAAGCACCACCGAATACCTCGATATCGATAGAAACTTTACGAGTTAAATCTGCGAGAGATTCGTATGGGTTAGGAGATTTTATGAACAAGTTTGCCTGAGCATCTACACTATCACTCTGCCATCCATTCCCGATAATGTAGTTCACTTTACCTCGCACGATAGCATTATGCTTCGCACTCTTATTGTAAAGCCCCAAGAGATAGTTAGGATAATCGTTCTTATCTCCAAACTCAATATACCCCACACCCTTTTTCTCTCGGTACTCAGGCTGCTTCGCCTCAGCGAAACTTAATATCACAAGATTGTCCATCATCGTACTATAAATATATTATTTGACTGATACTCGGTAAACGTAGGTGAGCTTACCTCATCCAATACCATTATCCCTGTTTCCAAAAGAGAATAAGCTAAAGCAGGGTCAGTATTCGTTGTGCTTATTTGCTCATAAATAAAATACTCCCATTCTCCTAAATCCTTCTGAAAAAAGTAAGTGTTAACCGAAATGCTGAACTGATTATATCTTTCCTTAAAAGGAGATAAATCGGTAGCATATAACCTAACGAATCTTACCTCTTCGTGCGTAGTTCTGTTCTTAAAACGGAACAAGTAATTAGGATTGCCTAACGACTGCTTCTCCGTAAGAGTAACGTAGATAGTATTCGTTTGAGCTATTGTTAAGTGTAACATTACCTATAAATAGATTTATTTTGAAATTTTCCCACAAAAGAAAAAACCACCTCCGAAGAGATGGCTTTCCTACCTACCTATAACGAGCCACGAAAGCTTAGGTTGTCAGACCTGCGATAATACCACTTGCAACCTCAGGAGCGAGTTGTTTCTCAGCACCTGTAATTGTCAAAGTGTATCCATTGCGGTCTCCTTGAGCAGTACCCGTTGCAGCAGTACCACCTGTTACATCACATCCCTGAGTGCGACCCAAGAGCCAATACTTATCGTTGGCATCTTGAACTACAACCATCAAGGTATTCTGAGCGAGAAGCAGAATCTCATTACGAGTATTCGCTTGGAGTTTGTTAAGAACAATGCTCAATTCCTGAGCATAGAATACAGTTCCGTTTTCTACGGAAGCAGTAATGGTCTCAGTCAAAGAGCCTGTAGCTTTTACCAACTCGTATTTACGGAATACTTTACCCGCAGATTTAGTGATAGCAGAAACGATACCAGAAGCCTCTGTAACCGCAGTTACATTACCTGATTCAATCATCCATACGGCTTTGATACCACCTAAGCTATCCTTACAATCGAGAGTGTATCCCTGAGTTAAAGCACACGGCATATTATTAAATTTATTAAGTTAAAAAAAAGGGGAGAGTTACCTCCCCTTATTTAATCATCTTAGATGATGAAAGAAGCAATCTCATCGAGGAATGCTACGTTCACACCCATTTTGAACTCAGCTACGAAACGAACTTGGTCAGCTTCTATAGCATAGAACAATGCGAAACGCTCTTCTTCATTCAAAAGGTCGGTTCCGATAAAGAGGTTACTCAAGCGGATGGCATAGATTTTAGTGATACCATTCAGACCTGGAGTAGCTACAACCTTAACAGGAGTACCTGGCAGGAAGAACTCGCTATCAGCTTTACCATCGAATGCGTAGTTATACATATTCGCATTTTTCAAAGCGATAGTATAAAGGCGGAATACATCCTGACCGCAGAAGATAGTCATATCATCCTTAGCAACAACTGTAGCAGGGATAGCTTTGTACAGAGCATCGAAGATGTCACGTACGTTAGCAGTAGTGATAGAAGTTGCAGGAGTACCATAATAAGTAGTGTTGTTAGATTCAACAGCACCTGAACCAATCAGAGCTACCAAACCTTGAAACTTATTCAGGTTTACGTTAGCAGAACCTGTAGCACCTTGCCACAGAGCAGTCTCAAGTTGAGCAGCGATACGAGCAGATTTCTTATCTGTGTAGTCAGCAGCGAAGGCGATAGAATCGTAACGGCTTCCCTCAGGGAGAGCCTTTTGCAGATACTTAGCTTCGAGGTCTTTAGGACACAAAGATTCGTTTACTTTGATTTTACCAACTGTAACTGTACGTTGAGTAAAGGTCGTAGAACCCGATGCATTAAAACCGCAAGAGCTTCCGCTTTGGAAGATAGAGTCAGTATCCATAATGTTGATGGTTTCAGCGGATTTAACACCTACCATTACATTGCCTTGTGATTTAATCAAAGAAGCAGTTTTACTTCCCAATACGGAAGAAGTTACCAAGAGTGCTTCGTTCTCTTTGGTATAGTTTGCGAGTGCAGAAACATCAAAAGCCATTGTTATTGATTTTAATTTTTAAGAATTATTTTTGAGCATATTTACTCAGGAAAGAATCAATCCGAGAATCTTTGCTCGGAATGTGTTTGTTAAATACCTGCTTAGGTTTCTCGGTAGCATCGGCAGAAGGAGTATTGATAAGTTGCAAAACAACATCAGTCAGTTCTTTGATAGCAGCCGAAAACTTTGCTTCTGCTTCTGCCATCTTAACTTCTTGTGCTTTTTTGCCCTTCTTCATATCCTCGATTTGAGCTTCCATCTCTGCGATTTTCTTCTTCATCTCTTCATCTACTACTTCTTCAACAGGAGCAGCTTCAGGAGTTTTGATTTCAGTAATCACAGAATTCTCATCAAGAACGATAATCATACCATCAGCGAGTTCGTGTTCTCCTTGAGGAGCAGGGGATTCATTACCCATATCATCTACAAGAACAACATTACCGCCAACTTCCAATTTATCAATCTTAACTTTCGCTCCACTTTTAAGTACATATTCTTTGTACTCAGGAGCAGCAGGTTCAACTTCGATTTCTACTGAAGGTGCTTCAGAAGGAGCAACCTCAGAAGGAATCTCAGCGAACATCTGCTTAATTTGCAAGAGTGCTTCTAATGGGGTCATACAATAATTTAATCATAAATAGTTAGCTTATCCACAAATGACCACATAGAAAAAAGGGGAAGTGTAGAAACACCTCCCCGATAACCAAAAAACTAAACACTATGAGATTACAAAGATACCTGCTTCAGGATATTAATAATGCTTTCCATCATCTCCTGTGGATTACTTATTCCGCTTGATTTGTAGTTAAATACACCCTCTACGGAGAATCCTTTTAGTTTACCTTCTTTAACGAGTTCCCATACATCATCATTCTCTACCTTGAAAGAACCGAACCACGAACCATCCTTGACATCCTCGTAGCCATTCATAGGTTTGATTCCTCGCTTCTCATCTACTATCCAACTCTCGAACATAGTAACTCCATCGACTACCTGTCCGTTATCGTGCATCAGATTTACGTTAGATTGATAGCCTTTCTTGAAATACTTCTGAGCAATCTTCTTAATCGTATCCTTAGTAAACACTACGTAATACTCTCCATTCGCATCGTAGCGGTAAATAGGAGTATCAGCTAACATAAGAGGACCAGAGATAATACGCTCTTCCTCATCTTGGATAGCGAAACTCATCTTCTCTACTTGGCGGATTTTAGATTCAGCCCACGTTAAAGCAGATTTGCCACCCCAAGCATCATACATCAATTTACCACATCCATCTCCGTAGCCTTTAGAAGCCTCAAGGTCAGCCTCGTGGCGACTTAGATAAGAGTACATCCGCTTAATAGTTTCTAAAGAAATAGGCTCTCCTTTGGCTAATTGATTAGCACGAATCTTACCTACCTCAGTACCACAAGAACCCCATCCGTTCTCTTCTGCATATTTAAGAACCGCCTTTGCATTGTTCTTTACAGAATCAGGATAGTCACTATAAGAATCTGCGAATGCTAAGAAACTCCGCTCTATCGCAGGTCTATCTACAAGAGCTACGAAGTCCACTTCTACGTTAGAATCTTCATCCTCCATTATATCGAGCCTATAAATTGGTAATTGCTTTTCCATATACTTAAATAGATTTTAATTTAATCGTGCAGCACGATTGATACGTTTAATTCTTTCTTGAGAGTTTGTTACATCGGATTCTACCACATAAGCACGATTAGTAGCAGAGCCCAGTTGATTAATAGAGCCTTGATTTAATTGCGTTAAAGTAGCCTGTACAGGAAGATTAGGGGATAATGGAGCAGAACCTCCTGCCGTTAATGAAGTAACAGGAGCAGATTGACCACCTCCACCTCCAGGTACTTTAACCGCAGTAATTGCTTTTACTGACTTAATACCTGAAGCGATAATAGCCGCTACATTAATAGCCTTAGCTGCAAAGTCGAAAGGAGAAGGTAAAGTAGATTTCTGTTTCAGAGCCTCGGTCGCACCTTGATAAGTATTAATTAAAGCAGTAGCAATTCCGAGAGCCTTACCTGCAGCAGTTTCTTTACCTACAATATCTCCCAGTTTTCCTAACGCATCACCTACCTCGCTTAATTGTTGCTTCTTAAAATCAGATTTCTCTTTCTCAATCTCCTTCTGAGCCTCTGCCGCTTTTCGTTCTGATTCAGTCTCTGCCTCTAATTTAGCGAATAAATCATCAAACTCTTTTTGGTCAGCATCAGCTATTCTTTTCTTTTCTATATCTTCTAACTCCTGCTCTCTTTCTAATCTCGCGAAAATAGCATCGAACTCAGCCTGAACCGCAGCAGCTTTAGCATCTGCTATAGCTTGGTCTCTTACTTTTTGTTCTTCTACTAATAGCTGAGTCTTTAACTTTTCACTTGCTTTAAGTTCCTCTATTTCTAACTTCCTATTTTCGAATGTTATCTCAGCTTGGCGAATCTTCCTTTGGTTCTCATCCGTTATAGCATTTAACTCAGCATCCTGACGTATTTTCCTGATTTCTTCTTCTGCTTGTTTATTAGCATTTACAC